GTCTGGCACGACGGAGACAGCCCGATCACGCTCGACGGTCGCCAACTGAAGTCCGTGACCCTGTGACGGGAGCCTGGACCTATGACCATGCCGCAGTACGCAGTCAAGACCGCGCGAGCACAGTTCAAGGCCGTCACCGATGCGCCTCTGGGAACGTTCGAGGCGATCGTGTCCGTATTCGGCAACGTCGACCTCGGCGGTGACCGGGTAATGCCTGGCGCGTTCGCTAAGACACTCGAGGCCTGGTCAGCGAGCGGGGACCGGATTCCCGTGATCTGGTCGCACGACTGGGACGACCCGATGAGTCATATCGGCTACGTCGAGCAGGCCGAGGAACGCCCCGAGGGTCTATGGGTGAAGGCCGTCCTCGACGTCGACAACAATCCGCGCGCCTCGTACGTTGCGCGACTCCTCAAGGAGCGGCGCGTCCGTGAGTTCTCGTTCGGCTACTTCGCTGAGGCGTTCGATGTCGTCGAGGATGCAGACTTTGGTGCGGTCCGCGAGCTGACGCAGATCGACCTGTTCGAGGTCGGGCCGACGCTACTCGGCATGAACCCGGAGACCGTGCTCCTCGAGGCCGCGTCCGCGGTGAGCGGATCGAAGGCTGGCCGCGTCCTCTCCGCCAAGAATGAGCAGGCGTTAGCGCAGGCCCGAGATCTTATCAACGAGGTGTTGACGTCGGTCCGCGACGAGAAGTCCGCCGCAAAGTCGCGCAAGGCGACCGCTGACGAGGTGGCTGAGGGCGTGTTCGTGCGTTGGGATTCCTCCGGGGGTACCGCGCAGGGCCGCATCGAGCACGTCATGACTGAGGGGGTCCTGGGCGTTCCCGGCTCAGACTTTCAACTGACCGCAACACCGGAGGATCCAGCGCTGCTGATTCGCATCTTCCGACCCGTCCAGGACGGCGACGGCTGGGAGGAGACCGAGACCCTCGTCGGGCATCGCGCCTCTACGGTCCGCGTCATCGACCCGCTGCCGATGTCGCAGACGAATTCGAAGGCCGCGCAGACAAAGATCCCGACGCCGCAATGGATGCAGGCGAACGCGCAGCAGGGCCTCGACTGGTATGCCGAAGGCCTAGCCGGTGACGGGGTAACCGAGCAAACCGTCCGCGAGGCTCGAGCGATGGCTGGCGGCAACGTCAGCGAGGACAAGGCGACCCGCATGGCTGCGTGGTTCGCGCGACATATGGCCGACCTCGACGCGCCCGCAGCGGATCCCGATCACCCTGACTTTCCCTCACCTGGTGTCGTCGCTCATGCGCTGTGGGGCGGAGGGACGCGCAACGAATCGGAGCGCGCAATGGCGTGGGCGGAACGTGAAAGCGCACCGCAGCAAGAGAACGCATCTATCGACGACGAGATGACCGACGCAGCACAAGCACCGCGTGACAGCGCAACGACGATTACCAGCGAGCAGGTCGCCGATCTGCTCGTCCGCACCCGCCATGAAGGAGAAGGAAACAATGGCTGACCTGAAGGAACAGGTCCGCGCACTCGCAACCGAGATCGAGGCCAAGAAGGCCGAAGCCGGCAAGGCGTGGGCGGACTTCGACGGACTGCGCAACAGCGCCAAGTCCGAGGGCGTTGACTTCGCAAAGGACGCTGAGGCGTTCGAGAAGTTGGACGCGGCTGGCAAGACCTACGACGCGAAGCGCGACGAGATCGCCTCACTCGAGGCCAAGCGCTCCCGCCTCCTGGAACTCGTGTCCGAAGGCGCACTCGAGATCGCTGCTAAGGGCGGCGACGACGCGGTGGCCCGCACGTTCGGCGAGCGGTTCGTGAAGTCCGACACGTATCGGGCCTTCAAGGAGCGCGCAGGCCAGTCGGAGAACATTCCGCTGGGAACCTCTGAGGCCGTGAAGTTGATCGACCGCGCCGAGATGAAGACCCTCGTCTCGTTCGGCAACAACGCCGATCTGCAGCCGCAGGCCGACCGTCTCGCGCTGATCGTTCCTAAGTCGCTCGCGACCCTGGACTTCCTCTCGGTGATTGCCACCAGCACCACTGACAGCAACGTGGTGGAGTACCTGGAGGAAACGACCTACACCAACAACGCCTCTCCGACGGCTGAGGGCAGCGACTCGCCCGAGTCCGCCGTGGCGTTCACCAAGCGGACCAAGAACGTTCGCGAGATCACGCACTTCATCCCGGCAACCCGCCTGTCTTTGCAGGACCAGGGCTTCGTCGAGGGATGGCTGAACAACCGTCTCATCGACGGTGTGCGTCGTCGCCTGCAGCAGCAGGTCCTCACGGGTGCTGGCACCTCCCAGGACCTCGAGGGCATCTACACCAACTCGAGCATCGGCTCCATCGACCGCTCGAACGCCTCGGTGTCCATGCTCGACTCGCTGCACAAGTGCATCACCACGGTCCGTACCGCCTCGTTCCGTGAGCCGAACTTCATCGGCATCCACCCGGAGGACTACGAGACCCTGGTGCTGACCCGCGAGTACACCAACTCGACGGGCGGCTACCTGTACGGCAACCCGGCAACGGGCGGCCCGCAGACGATCTGGGGCGTCCCCGCGATCGTGCACACCGCGTTCACCAGCGGCACCCCGCTCGTCGGTGTCGGCTCCGAGGCGGTCCTGTGGGTCCGCTCCGGTGTCGAGGTCGCCATGAGTGACTCGCACTCGGACTACTTCATCAAGCGCCAGGTCGCAATGCTGGCGACGATGCGGGCCGCGTTCGGTGTCATCACTCCGGGCGCGTTCTGCAAGTCCGTGGCCTAATCCACGACGCAGGAATGACCCCGAGGGGGGCTGGGGCTCCGGCCCTGGCCCCCCTCACGCATAGGAGGACGAAATGCTCGTCAAGTTGACCGCACCGCTCTACGACAGCCGGGAGCCGTCGCGTCCGCGTGTGTTCCTGTGGCCCGCTGGAGCGATGATCCCGAAGGATCTCGCCGACCGGTTCGGCGGCGAGTACGTCGAGGTCGCGGACGCCAAGAAGGCGCAACCGTCGGAGAACAAGAAGCGCGCTCTGCCCGAGAACAAGAAGGGCTGACGCCGTGCTCCTCGCTGTGAACCGTCCCGCGCATCTGCACGTCGAGGTCCGCGACTATGACGGCGCCCTGGTCGCCGCGTCGGGGATCGTGACGGTAGCGGTCCGCGACGTGGACGGGGATCTCGTCGTCTCCGGATCCGCGACGTCGAGCCAGCACGGTCACGACCTCGGGATCTACACGTACACGCTGCCAACTGCGGTGACCGGCACGCTCGGCGTCTACGAGGCGACCGCGGGCTGGACGTATGCGGGCGCTACCTCGTCGGTGACCTACGGCCTCGAGGTCGTCGGGAACGCACTGTTCGAGATCCACGAGCTGCGGGCGTTCCGCTCCGGCCTAGACAACGAGAACACGTACACGGCGGACGAGATCCGGGACGCGAGGGACGCGGCGACGCAGGTCCTCGAGCAGGCCGCGCAGGTCGCGTTCGCGACGCGCCGAACCGTGCAGACCCTCTCGGGGGATAACACGACCCGGCTGATGCTGCCGCACGTGAAGATCACGGCGCTGCACTCGGCGACGGTCTACGGGGAGGATACGGGCGTCGACCTGGTAGACGACGCGCTCGACGGGACCGAACTCGCGGACGTGGAGATCGACTACGACGCGGGCGTCCTCGTCCGTACGTCGGGGGTCTGGCCGCGCGGGCATCGGAACATCGTCGTTGACTACGAGCACGGGTACGAGAACACGCCGGGACCGGTGAAGCGCGCCGCGATGCTCCTCGCGGTCGAGGCGCTCGTCCCGTCGGCGCTGCCGCCTCGAGCGACGGCGCAGTCGACGGATCTCGGGGACTTCCGGATCTCGCTGGCGAATCCGGATGCGGGCCGGGATACGGGGATCCCCGAGGTGGACGCGGTGATCGCTTCGTGGGGCTGCCGTAGGCCGAGGATCGGCTGATGGTCCGGTCGAAGGTATGGGCCGCCCAGGACGCCCTCTACACGCTCCTAGGGGCCTCTACGGGCCTCTCGGGGGCATCGTTGACGCTGGGCAGGCCGACCGCGGACGAGGGCGACCAGGTATGGATCTCGGGGGAGATCGACGTCTGGAACGCCGACTACCAACTCTCGGGCCTCGGCGCCAAGAATGAGTCATTCACGCTGCAGGTCCGGATCCGCGTCAACCGGATCGGCACGACGTACGTCACGGTCCGGGACGTAGCACGGGACTACGGGCGGGCCGTCGAGGACGTCATCGCGGCGAATCCGACGCTCAACGGGTCGGTCATGCTCGCGAAGATTACGGGCGCTCGCCTCGAGGACGCGCTGCTCGACGAGCGGACGCGCGGCGTCGCGTTAATCATCGACGTAGCCTGCGACGCCTGGCTCGACTCGTGACCAAGGCCTGACGATTACGCGCATGGAGACCACGTACGACGTCCCCCGCAAGGTCTGGGGATCGCTGTCGATTGAGGGCTTCGGTGTCGTCGATTACGAGATCGACGCCGGACAGTTCATGCCAGCGACGCCCGCACTCGCGGCGGTCTGTGAGCGGCTCGCCGCGATCGGGATGATCTCCATCGCAGACTCAAAACCGAAGGCCAAGAAGCCCGCGCCAGCGGACAACACTGAGGAGTAACCGTGCCACCTATTCAGTCCGCGATTGCGCAGATCGGCGCCGCACGTCAGACGAGCGGGAAGGGATCCGTCGCCGCCTCGCCAACATTCGCGCAGGGCCTCACCGGAGGCTCGGTCATCACCGTCGAGGTCGCGCAGGAACTCGAGGAGCGCACTAGCGCCACGCGCCTCTCGCCAGCGATCAACCGTACGGGCGTTATGCCTGGCATCGATATGACTGGGCGTGCGCATCCGAAGGGCGTCGGCCTGTGGCTGTACGGCGCGATGGGCGCGGTCAGCACCACCGGTTCGGGCACCTTTACGCACGTGTTCTCGATCGCCGACGACCTCCCCTACTTGACCGCGTTCGGGAAGTTGGGCTCAAACATCTACTCAGTGCGGGACGTCAAGGTAGACACCTTCGGCCTATCGTTCGAGAACGCCAACCCGGTCGAGTTGTCCGTCGCCGGTATGGGAACCGTCGTCGGCTATCCGGGCGCGTTCTCACCGGTCAATGACGACACGCGCGCGACCTACTTCACCGCCGCGACGGGCACGTTCAAGTTGGACGTCAACTCGGCGACCGCGGTTACCGCGTCGATCACCGCTGGGGAGATCACGATCTCGAACAACCTCGAGACGATCATGCTGTCCGGGTCGATCGCACCGGACGACGTATTCCCTGGCCGCCAGGAGATCGAGGTCTCGTTCGACATCGTGGTCGAGAACATGAACGACTGGCGCGAGATCCTTACCGGCACGAGCGGCGGCTCGACCGCGAGCACGGATCCGATCTACGGCTCCTTTGAGGTCGCGTTCACCTCCGGCGCCACGAGCCTGACGCTCGCGGCGACCAGGTGCGCGTTCACGACTGACTTCCCGGAGGCAAACCCTGGAGGCGGCCCCGTCACGTTGACGCTCGCCGGTCTCGTCGTCCAGACCGCCGCTGGCGCTGGCATGACCGCGACGCTCGTCAACGACGTGTCCTCCTACTGACACGGACCGGGCCGGTGCTCCACGGGGGAGAGCATTGGCCCGGTTCCCCCTCCTCCCCCTGCTAGGAGCACGCTATGCGGATCACGTTCGATGTCACGACAGCGGAAGGCACGACGCAGGTCTCGACGGCGTACGGCGACGTCGTGGCCCTCGAGGAACGGTTCAACATTGACGCCTCGGACCTGCAGATGCGGCAGCGCGCGCAGTGGATGGCGTTCCTCGCGTGGCACGCGATGAAGCGTCAAGGCCTGACCAAGGTCACGTTCGAGAAGTGGTGCGAGACGCTCGAGGAACTGGCGCCAGCGGAGTCCGAGGGAAACGGCTAACGGCTGCTGCCGACCGGATCGCGGAGATCGCGCTCGCGTCGCAGCAGCCGATCGGCGACCTGCTGGCGGCTCCTCCCGTCGTCGTGGATGCGCTCGTCGCTCGGCTCGAACGTCAAGCCGAGGCGCGCGAGCAGCGGGACAGGCAGGAGAGACTTCGTAACAGGTTGCGGCAGCAGATGGGTGGCCGGTAGAGGAGGCGAGCATGGCGACCACGGTTGAGGTGTCCGTGGATCCTGCCGAGTTCCGTCGTCTGCGCGCCGACCTGTTCGCGTTCGATCGGGAACTCCTCGGGAAACTGAACTCGAGGATCAAGCGGGCCGTCGAGCCGGTACGGCAGGAAGCGGAGGGACGCGCAGCGCTCCTTGGAACGCTCAAGAACCGGCGCAACCCATCGAACCCGCAGCCCTCCGCGCTCGCGAAGCAATACCTGCTCGGGCAGAAGCGGATCCAGGTCAAGGTCGGCGGGACGCAACGCTCCGACACCGACGCGGTAGTTCGCCTAGTGCAGAAGAACGGCGCAGCGGCGCTGGCAGAGTTCGCGCAGAACGCTCGCACCAACGCAGGCCGGGAACTCGTCTCACGGCTTGCCTCGCTCGGTGCTCCTGGCCGCCTCGCCTGGTCCGCGATGGACCGGCACGAGGCCGACATCCTCGCCGATGTCCGTGACGAGATCATGCGAACCGAGCAGGAATACAGCGCGCGGCTGCGTTCCGGGACTGCGAGCGGGGTGCTGCGCTAATGGCTAACTACCACGGGACCAAGACAGGAGGGCAGTTGTCATCGCTGTCGTAATCCCTATCGAGACGAAATACAACCCGCGCGGGACCAAGACTGCGATCCGCGACCTTGAATCGTTCAAGACTGCGGTCGATAAGGCTGGTGGCGGGTTCCGCGGCCTCGCGCAGGTCTCCGGTCGGGTCATGCAATCTGTCGGGCGCAATATCTCTGACGTTGGGGCGACGCTCTCGAGGAACGTCACGCTGCCACTCGTCGCGCTCGGCGCTGGTGCGGTCGTCGCGTTCAACGCCGTCGACGAGGGCCTCGACACGGTAGCGGCGAAGTCTGGCGCGACGGGGAAGGCCCTCGAGGGCTTGCAGGGCGTGTTCAACAATGTCGCCAAGACGGCGACCCAGGATATGTCCACGGTCGGGAACGTGGTCGGCGGCCTGGCTGGGAAGTTTCAGATTACCGGGAAGCCGCTGGAGAACCTGTCGAATCAACTGCTGACGTTGGCGCGGGTGAACGGCGCGGACGCGATCTCGACGACGGAGAACGTCGGCTCCGCGATGGTCGCGCTCGGCATTGACGCGAACAATGCCGGAGGGTTCCTGAATTCGCTGCTGCGCGCCTCGCAGCGTTCCGGTAAGGGCGTGGACGAGTTGGCGAAACTGCTCGCCACGGGCGCAGGCACCTTCAACACATACGGGATTAGCACGAATGAGGCGCTCGGCCTGATCGGTGAACTGTCTAGGGCAGGGATCCCGGCGACCCGTGTCACCGCGGGACTGAACTCGGCGTTCGGGAAACTCGTGAAACTCGGCGAGAAGGATCCTGCGAAGGCGCTGCGGGACATGTTCGTGGAGATCCGGGACTCCAAAGACCCGACGATGGCGACCGCGGACGCTGTGGCGCTGTTCGGGTCGCGTGTCGGTGTGACTCTCGCGGAAGGTATCCGCTCCGGGAAGATCTCCGTCGACGAGCTGGACGCGTCACTTGCGGGCGCGAACGGGACGCTGGCCAGCGCTGCGAAGGCAGTCGAGGGGCCGCAGGAGAAGTTCGCGCGCATGAAGAACGAGGTCATGCTGCTAGGCGCGTCCCTGGTCGAGGAACTGGTGCCGATATTCGAGCAGTACGTCCTCCCAATCATCCGGAAGGCCATCGAGTTCTTCCAGGGCTTGTCGCCGCAGATGCGGCAGATCGTGGTTATCGGTGGGCTGGTCGCTGCGGCGCTGGGCCCGTTCCTAGCGATCCTAGGCTCGATCGTTACCGGCGTGGGCGGCCTGATTGTCGTGATCGGTGCGATATCCGGTCCGGTCGCCGCGGTCATCGCTGGCGTGGCGGCGTTCGTCGCGATCCTCGTGACGTTATGGACGACCTCGGAGACGTTCCGGAACACGGTCATCGAGGTGTTCAACTCGGTCCGCGACAAGGTGCTCGAGGTCGTCGACCTCGTGAAGGCGAAACTACGGGAGAACAAGGACGCGGTAGACGCGCTCAAGAACACATTCGAAACAATCTGGACGTTCCTGCGGGACACGCTGATACCTCTGCTCGTCCGGTTCTACGGCGAGTACCTGAAGAAGGTCATCGAGGCCGTCGGATTCGTTATCGGAGTGTTCATTGACCTCATCGGCGTCGTCTACCGGTTCGGGCAGCAGGTCGGCAGAGGTATCGCGATCGTCGCGGAGTTCTCCGCGGCGATGCGAGAAAGACTCGCCGAGGTCATCGGCTGGTGGCAAGAACTCCCCGGCAAGATCATCGCCGTATTCGTCAACGCCGGAACGATGCTGTACGAGACAGGCCGGAACATCGTCATGGGTCTGTGGAACGGCATCCAGAACATGGGGAACTGGCTGCGCACCTCGCTGATGAACTGGGTCAAGTCGGTGATCCCGGACCCGGTGGAGCGGATCCTCGGGATCGCGTCGCCGTCCCGCGTGTTCGAGGACATTGGCTCGAACCTGGTCCTGGGCCTGGTCGAGGGCCTCGAGGGGGACGGCGATCGTGCCGTGAGCGCGTCGCAGGATCTTGGCCGGCAGATCGAGACCGACTCGGCGCATATCTTTGAGCAGACCGGGCAGCGTCTCGCTGACGCTATGGGTCAGGCGTTCGTGTCGGCGATCAGTCCTGGTGGCGGGATCTATTCGCAACTGCAGTCCGCGATGGATGCCCTCGCCGATTCCCTGTCGAGGACGATCACGATGAACGTCGTCACGGTCGGCGGTGGCGGCGGTGGGATCGGTACTCCGACGCCGATTAGCGATCCGGGGGCGGGCCTGCCTGCTATCTCAGCATCGGCTCTCGGCCAGTACGCCCCCCAGGGACCAAACTTAGGGCCGAACATTCCGAGCGGTGAGGGCCGTATCTACGCCGAGCTGATGGCTATGAACACCTACCGGCGCGCAATGGGTGGCCCGGTTACCGCTGGTCAGAGTTACCTCGTCGGCGAACGCGGCCCTGAACTGCTGCAGATGGGGAGCCGTGGTGGGCGAATCATTCCGAACAACGCGCTCGGCGGCGTCACGATCCAACCTGGGGCCGTGCAGGTCGTCGTCAATGGCGGGAACAGTGACGAGGTGAAGGCCGCAGTCGATGAGGCGTTCACGCGTCTAGTCCGAGAGTTGGGGGCGCTCTAATGCCTGTTGTCCGCCCGAACGGTGTCCCCGCTGGGGCCTCCTCGTACACGGTGACCGGTGCGGCGAACGCCTGGACCGCCCTGTCAGACGACACTGACGCGACGTTTATCCGCAAGACCGGCTCGAGTACCGCGTCGATCATCCTCGGGATGACGACCTACGCGGTCGCAGCGACCGAACGGGTGAAGCGGGTCCGGTTACGTGCTCGAGCGTCGACGCCGCTCTCGACGTCGAAACTGAACCTGCAACTCGGCATCAAGGTCGGTAGCCAGTCAACGTATGGGGCTGCCTATTCGCTGCGCGGCGTCAACGCGCTCGGCGAGTACGTCGGCCCGTATTACACGGTGGCCCCGGATGGGTCGGCGTGGGACCAGGATCGGATCGACGGGCTCCGGATCCAGGTCACGGACTACAAGGACGGAACGGCCCGCGGCTACCTGTACGAGTTGTACGCGGACGTTGATCTAGCAACGCAGCCGTCCGCGTCGGTGACGTCTCCGTCCGGATCGGTGACGGACACCAGCCGCCCGGAGATCTCCTGGACGTTCACTGACGCCGACGGGGATGCGCAGTCCTACTATCAGGTCAAGATCTACACGGCGGCGCAGTACGGGGCGGCTGACTTCGACCCGGAGCAGTCGACGGCAACGTGGGATTCCGGGTCGGTGAACTCCTCCGACGTCGCCGCAACGGTCGGCGCGTACTTGACCAACGCCGTCTACCGGGCATACGTGAAGGTCGCTAAGACTGTCAACGGGGATGCGTTCTGGTCGCCGTGGACGTTCGGGGCCTTCACCATCGCGGTGTCACCGCCGTCGATCCCGGTGCTATCCGCGTCTTACGTGTCCGCGACGAACAAGGTCAACCTGCAGGCGGTCGGGGCGTCAGCTGCCGGATTCGACTACCAGCGGTACACGATCCAACGCTCCTCGGATAACACGACCTGGGTCGACGTCCGGGACGCCGCGGAACTCGTCCCTAACTCCGGCTACCTCGCGACGGTCGTCGACTACGAGGCGCCGCGCGCCGCGGTGTCGTACTACCGGACCCGCGCCCTAGGGACCCTCGGCGATAACACGGTGGCCTCCGCGTGGTCCTCGAGCGCGTCGGTGACCGTCAGCAATGACGGGAAGTGGTGGCTCAAGGCTATGGCGGCGCCGTCGCTGAACACTGGCAGCGTCCGGGTCCTCTCCGGGCTGCAGGAGACGGTCGAGGAGGACGCTGGCGTGTTCCGCCCCAAGGGCCGCTCGACTGCCGTTGTGGTTGCCGGGTCGATCTACGGGCGGGACGGGACGTTCACGATCGCGACTAACGGTGCCTCGGAGTGGGCGTCGGTGTATGCGCTCGCCCGGCACCAGGGCGTCCTGCTGGTGCAGGATCCGTTCGGGGAGCAGCGATATATCCGGATCGTGTCGAGGTCGATCGCTACGACGGGGGCGGCGTCGAGCCCGGTCCGACGGTTGTCCGTCGGGTACGTCGAGGTCGCTGGGGACTAGGGCATGTATCCCGTCTCGAGCGCGTTCCGGTCGGCGGTTCGCCGTTCCCACGTCGCCGTCATCAAGGCTGAGGTCTGGGACGGGTCGACCAAGGTCCTGACGCTCGAGCCGATCGACGGCCAGGTGGAGATCGACGCGCGTCGGAACGTTCGCCGCACGATGTCCCTGACTGTGGTCGCTCCGGATCCTCGCCTGGAACTGGACCGGCCTGGGTCGACGTATGGGGCGCTCGCCCTGGACTACTCGACGTATGCGGCGATGGGCGCCGCGGTCTCGAACTATGGGGCGCTGGGGTTCATTGACGACCAGGTGACCGTCGAGGTAGACGCGGGGATCGTTCCAGATTCGGTGTATTCGGCGCTGGCCCCGTACGGGAACGAGGTCCGGCTGTGGCGTGGGATCCGGGTCGAGCGGGAGGTCGCCGACTCGTACGCGGATCTCGCTGGCGCGTTCGCGACCTACACGGCGCTGCGGGCGTCGGCGACGACGTACGGGGAACTCGCGCAGAACGTCACCGAGGCGACTGTCGATGAACTCGTCCCCCTCGGCGTGTTCCTCATCACGGACGTTGACGTGTCCGCGGATCCGGCTGGCGCCCAGGTCACGGTCGTCGGGTCGGATCGGTCGCTGCGGATCTCGAGAGCTCGATGGACGTCCCCGTACCAGATCACGACCGGGACGGCGACGGAGACGGCGATCCAGTCCCTCCTCGAGTCGCGTTGGGATGATGTCGAGGTCGACTTCGTGACCACGGGAGACACGGTGAACGCCGCCGCGTTCGGCCTAGAGACTGACAACGATCCATGGAAGGACGCGCAGAAACTCGCCGAGGCCTCCGGTGACGAGTTGTACTTCGACGGGGACGGCACAGCCCGCCTGATCCCGGTCAGGGATTACGACGAGGCGACGCCTGACGCGGTGTACCTCGAGGACGACGAGGCAATGGTGCTATCCCTCTCTAGGCGGCTGACGTCGGACAAGACCTACAACGGCGTCATAGCGCAGGGGGAGTCCTCGTCGTCGTCGGCGACGTTCCGCGGGGAGGCGTGGGACGAGGATCCGGACTCGGCGACCTACCGCTATGGGAAGTTTGGGCAGGTTCCGATGTTCTACTCGAGCCCGCTGCTGACCTCGGACGATATGGCGCGTAAGGCCGCGGAGTCGATTCTGGCGAAGAAGAAGGGCGTCGTCGAGTCGGTGGAGTGGTCGCAGATCGTCGACCCGTCCCTTGACGCGGGGGACGTGGTGCAGGTCGTCAACGCGGACGCGAAGGTCGACCGGCTGATGGTCCTGGACCGGTTGACGATCCCGCTGAGCCCTGCGGGAACGATGTCGGCGGTCGCCCGGACGGTTCGATCCCTCGCCGGTAGCGGATTCGAGGACACTAATGCCTGATCTGTTCCGTACGGCGTCCGCGCTCGTCCCGGATATCTCCCCGGTCCGGGTTCGGTTCGGTTCGATCGTGTCCGTCGAGGCGGATCGGACGTGCACCGTGTCGGTCGGCGGCGGTAGCGTGTCAGGCGTTCGCTACGCCGCGGGGATGGTGCCCTGCCCTGGCAGGGTCGCGTTCCTGCTGACGGACGGCACGGACCTGTTCGCCGTCGATCACCTCGCCGCAGACGGGCTGACGCTCGCCCCGAGGGCCTACCGGCTCACGGACCAGTCGATCGCGGACGCCACCGACGTCGCCGTCTCCTGGGACGCGGACAACAACGACGCCTGGGCTGCCTGGATTGTCGGTACGCCGACCAGGATCACCGCCCCCGTCACGGGCCGGTACCTGGCGACCGCGTACACTCGATTTGCGGCTAACGCGACAGGGTTCCGGTCCGCGTGGATCCTCAAGAACGCCACGGACATCCTTGCTAGGGAGACGGTGATCTCAGCTGCCGCCGCGTCCCCGACCCAGATGACGGTTAGCGCGCCAGCGTTCGATCTGACCAAGGGCGACTACGTGGAACTGTACGTCCGCCAGAACTCCGGGGGGGCGTTGGCTCTGACTCGGGACGCCACGCACGCCCCGTCCCTGTCCCTCGTCTACGTCGGACCCTAAACCGTTGTGACTCTGAGGAGAGGATTACGCCATGCCTACCACGCCGGTCTACGCGCTCCCATATCCGAGCAACTCGGATGACGTGGACGTTCCTGGCGATATGCAGTCCCTCGCGACCGCCGTTGACACTGCGCTGCAGAGCGCTGGCGGTGGGCTCAATCCGTTCCTCCTGATGGGAGCCTGACCTCATGGCAACTCGTTACAAGACGCTGGGCCAGTCGAAGCCAAGCGCGACGACCAACACGACTCTCTACACGGTGCCGACCGCGAAGGAGTCCGTCGTCTCGACGATTGCCATCGCGAATGACTCGGCGAGCGCGACTGCGTATCGCGTGGCGATCTCGACCTCTGCCTCTCCGACAGCGAGCCAGTGGCTCGTCTATGGCGCTACCTGTCCGGCCAATGACACGGTATTCCTGACAATCGGTGTGAGCATCGAGGCTGCGCGGCAGATCGTCGTCTGGGCTGGAGCAGCAAACCTGATCTTCCATGCGTTCGGTTCTGAGGGCGACGTCTAATGGCGGTGACGCGAGCATCGACTGACTTTCTCACAGCCGCAGGCGTTGGCCGATTCTTTGCTGGTGGCGGCAAAGCGGTTCTACAAGGGGGCAGCGTCAATAACATCGCGGGTGGCTACAACATCCTGACCTTCAACGCCACTGGCACGCTGACTGTCCTAACCCCAGGTCTGATCGACTACTTGGTGGTGGCTGGTGGGGGTAACGGGGGCACTGGCGCTCAGACTGTGAACTCGACGCCCGGTGGTGGTGGGGCTGGCGGCTACCTGTCTGGCTCTTTACTCATTACCCCTGGCACCTACACACTGACAGTGGGCGGCGCTGCGGCCAACTCCACGCTCGGTGCATTGGTCTCAGCCACCGCTGGCGGAACTGGTGGCAGCATTGTCGCGAACTCTACGAGCAGCGCAGGGACCAGCGGTGGCAGTGGAGGCGGCGGTGGCGGCGGATATACCCCGAACTCCACCGCTAACAGTGGAGGTGCTGGCACAGCCGGTCAGGGAAATGCTGGCGGCAACGGCGTGCAGGGTAACCCTGGTCTCGGCGGTGGCGGAGGCGGTGCGGGTAGCGCTGGGAGCGGCGCTACGGCTGGCAATGGGACTAGCAACTCGATCAGTGGCGCTGCGACAACGTACGCCGCTGGTGGAGCGCAGCAAGGCGCGACTGCCGCGGCAAACACGGGCAACGGTGGGGCTGGAAGGTTCACGGGTTCTGGCGGATCGAACACTGGTGGCACTGGCGTAATCATTGTGAGAGCACTGGCTTAGCAGTGCACCGCTGGAAGTCCATGCAGCAACTCATCGCACCGCAGCACGACGGCGAAGTATTCGACGTCAACTGGATGGACCGCGACACGGTGCAGATGCCGCCGTCCCCGCCGTGGCTCGAGCAGCGTCCCCCTCGTGTCGAGGAGATCGACATATGGGAAGTGATCTGCGAATGGACGGGCCTATCCGGCGTGTACGCGGCGTGGTGCCCGCACGCTGAGCTCTACATCGTCACCCAGCAGTGGCGGATCGTCGCGGAGTTCTCCGGTCGTGACGCGAATCTGAGACTTGAGCGGTACTTGAGAGCCAACGGGATCCCGTACCCGTACTCACCGACACCGCCACTGGAGGCCGTTAGATGATCGAGAAGATCCGCGCATACGAGGACCGGGTGTGGGAGTGGCTCGCGACCACGAAGTCCGGGACTCTCGTCAAGGTTGCGCTCGCTGCAGCGATCACTGCCGCCCTGCAGTACCTCGTTGACCACGAGTTCTCCCCCTACGTGATGACCGTCGGGACTGCTGTCCTGACGTTGCTACTGAACATGCTGAACCCGCGCGACACGCGGTACGGCGTAGGCGCGGGAGACTCCGAGCGTGCATTGGACTGATCGTGTGCTCGCCGTGGCGGCTCTCGTCGTCGCGGCTGGCGTCATCGTTGGCGCCGTCTGGCGTGTCTACCGGATGATTCACCGCGTCGACCAGGCCCTCGGCGTCGACAAGGACGGACGAACCCTGGCCGATCGGATGAGCCGCGTGGAGTATCAACTCTGGCCGAATAACGGGGCGAGCCTGAAGGATCAGGTGTCGCGGATGGAGAAGCAGGTCGGGGAGACGACGGCGGAGGTCCGCGTCGTGCGGGAGATGCTGTCGACGATGATTGACCGGAAGGCGTGACCGTCGCCTGAACCTGTGAGGGACCCGGAGCCTGTGGAGGTCCCTCGTGGAAACGTCGTACAACGGTTGGCCCGCTAGCCCGAACCCGGACGCGATCAACGTCGACTGGTTCACCGTCCCGACTGTGCCGAATCGGAAGTTCCGCACCGTGAAGGTCGCGCAGCCGCTGTTCAAGTATCTGATCCGTAGGTTCCACGCCGAGGTCGATCCGTTGACTGGCGGCGTCATGGATGAGTGGTCCTACTGCTACCGGAAGGCGCGCGCCGCCGATGCGCTGTCCTGCCATGCCTCGGGGACGGCTGTTGACCTCGACGCGACGCAGTTCCCGATGGGTCGCGCGAATATGAAGAAGGCGCAGCGGAAGCGGGTCGAGGAGATCCTCGGGGCGTGCTTCACCCAGTGGCGGTGGGGTGGGACGTTCCGGATGCCGTACACGGACGAGATGCACTTCGAGTTGGTGAAGGGGACGAATCCGACGACGGTGAAGGCGTCGATCGCGTCGATGGGTCTACATGAGGATGGCCGGCAGATCTGGCCCGAGGACATCGGCGTCGATCATCGGGTGCGGGTGCCGTTGCTGAAGCGGGCGCTCGCGGCGCAGGGCCTGTTCCCGCGCAAGCTGCGCTACTCGAGCAAGTGGACGCCGCAGCTGAACATCGCGTGGGCGGTGTGGGCGTCGCGGGGTAAGAAGCCGACGGTGCAGGAGCGGATCGACGACCTGGGGCGCCTGTCGGGTCTGTTCTAGTGTTCCCCGCCTGTTCCCCGCCGCTGTCTGTATCCGCTCGGATACGTGCCCTGACCTGGGCGTATGCGTTCGCCTAGCGGAGGGTTAGGAAACCGGTGCTCTATCCACTGAGCTACGAGGGCGTGCCTGCTACATGGCCTGTGACCTGCGGGTTCTCTGGTCGCCGGTTCCTTGTCCTTCCTCGAGGATACCTTCGGATCCTTCGCTGACGTTCCCCGAGCGTTCCCCGAGGGCTGCCTCCGCGGCGGCCTGCATCCTGCGGCGGACGAGGGTCAACTCGACGTCGAATAGGTCGGCGTAGACCTGCGCGGTGACGGACGGATCCTTGTGGCCGAGCATCCTGGCGACGATGAAGGCGTCCGACCCTGCGGCGCGGGCGAGGCTCGCCGCTGTATGCCTCAGGTCGTGGATTCTGAGGCCCTGTAGGCCGCTAACGGCGGTCGCTGGTAGCCAGACACCTAGCCGGAAGTTGCTGGCCCGTAGGGGCCTGTCGTTGGCCGTGGAGAACAGTCTGCCGGTCGAGGTTGGGAGGGCGTCTAGTACCAGATCCGGTACCGGGACGTCGCGGCGCTGGTGAGTCTTAGGGGCGACGATCTGCAGGCGTCCGTCGACCTCGGACTGGGATCGGTCGACGTGGATGAACCCTCGAGCCCGGTCGATGTCGGTCTGCTCGAGGGCGACGGCCTCGCCCCAGCGCAGGCCGCCGTAGCCGAGGAGAAGGATCAGGGGCCGGTAGGGGCCGCAGGAGTCGGCGAGGTCATGTAACTGGCGGTGGTCGAGGTAGCGGTGCCTGGTGCGGGGAGGCAGGGTCGGCTGGTCGACGAGGCGGGCGACGTTCGCCTGGACGTGTCCGCGGGTGATCGCGAGGTCGAGGACCTGGGCGAGGACCATGAGGGCGGCTCGACGCCGGGACGCGGAAAGGTGTCCCCAGGTTCCCGCGACTTGCACCACGTCGTCGTAGGTGATGCCGCCGACGGGTTGACCGGCGAACGCTGGCAGAAGGAGCCGGTCGAGGAGGCTGCGGTATCCGGCGATCGTTGACGGCTTGCGGTCCGCGATGCGCTTGCCTTCCCACCAGGCCTCGGCGAGCGTGGAGAAGGAGATCCTCCCGGCGTCCGGGTTGATGACCTGGCCGCGGTCGTGGGCGTGCTCGACCTGGTGCCGGAATCGTTGCGCGTCGGCCTTGCGGGTGAAGGAGCGGGAGCGCTGCTTGCCGTTGGCGTCGCGGTACTTGACCTGCCAGGGGCTCGGTCGGTTCGGGCGGTGGCAGATCGACGCCATAGGCGCTAGTCGGCCTCCGGGGTGTGTACCTGCGCCCATTCCTTCGCGATGTCGGGTCGTAGGCAGGTCCACCAGTAGGGCGCGCCTCCGGGTGGTCGGAACGCAAACTGGACCGCAACGAACTGCTCAAGGGTTGGCATCTGGTCGCCGCGTTCGAGGGCTCCGAGAGTGCGCTCGGTCATTGGTAGCCCGGTCGATTGTCGGATGTGTTCGAGGGCTGGGGCCACGGTGTCGAATCCGGCGAGGATCCGCGCGGCGCGGAGTCGCCGTCCGAAGGTCGCTAGGTCGATGATGTCGGAGTGCTTCGTCACAGGATCGCCATATTCCTACTTGGGCGTGCAGTATACGCGACGCGGAGGAGACTTGACCCTGGCAGGATGAGTAGGTTCCTCCCGTAGGCCTACTGCACGTCGCGCAGCAGGATCGCGATTGACCCAGTAATGTCGCCTCCAACGTACTCAGGATGCGCGTAGCGCACGTCAACTACCTACGGAGGCCCCCCGTGTCCGATATCGAGTTGACCGTCCTACCCGACGCCCTCAAGCGTGCTCGCCTCGCTGCCTGCCTTACGCAAGCGGAACTAGCGAAGGCCGCAGGTGTACGCCGGGAGACGGTGTTCAGGCTCGAGGGCGGAGCACCAGCCCGAATGTCGAGTCTGCGGAAGATCTGCGCAGCGCTCGGGATCCGACCATCTGAGATCACCGCGATCAGGGAGGCCGGAACGTGAGCCGACTGACGATGAGCGTCCCGGAGGCCGCGCGAGCGCTCGGCGTCGGGAAGGACACCGCCTACCAGTTGATCCGAGACGGACGCCTACCTGCGGTACGGATCGGCTCTCGTACCCGCGTCCCGGTCGCGGATCTCGTGGCCTGGCTATCTACTGAGTCGAAGGGCAAGCGATGAACATTCACGTCAACGGGGCGCGGCCCGCGCTCCAGTTCCTCTGGCAGGTCTCCCTCCTCGGAGAGCATCCTCGAACAGCCGCCGCCTACGATCTCGACCGCGGCACGCTGAACCTCGACGCGCTCGACCTCGACGCCTGGGCATGGTCGACGGGTGAGGCGATCATGGTCCGCCTCGCCTGGGGCATGGCGACCGATCACTGCGACGTCACCGCCCAGGAGTTATGGCGGCTCGACGAGTTGCAGCGTGAGGCTGCGGCGTGGGCGCTACATCTGTGGTGGACGCGGACCGAACTCGGGGACCACGCCGAGGTCGGGATCTGAGGCCCGGTCCTAGGCCGGATTATGGACAAGATAGGGTCCGTAGGAAAAATGCCCCAGCGACCGGGTAAGGGTCCTGGGGCACGGCCTACACCGACTAGGGGGTGCTGGCATGGGCCAGCCTACTAGCCCATCCGTGACCGTCGATCGCGGTCCATTCGAGATGGTGCCTCATTGGCTCCTCGACGAGCCGATCTCGGCGCAGGCGCTCCGCCTCTATCTGCTGATGCGCCGACACGGGAACACGGACGGGACGTGCTTCCCGAGCCGTAAGCGACTAGCGGCGCAACTGCACGCGAGCCCGTCGACCGTCGACCGCGCCAAGGGGGAACTGATCGAGGTCGGCGCGCTCTGCGAACGCCGTCGAATGTCGCAGGACGGGGACTGGACAAGCAACCTGTACCACGTCCACTGGGAGCGCGGAGTCGACTGCCGACACCTCGGAGGCCCCGTATATGAGGAGGGGTCCCCCGTATATGACGAGACCCCTCCCGCTAGTGACGAGACGGGTCCCCCGCGGGTGACGAACGAACTTATACCCACTAGGAACTCAGACCCACTAACTCAGACAGCCGCGGTCGCTGACGCTCCCGCGCTCACCGAGGGTCAACTCGTCAACGCTCTGACCAGGTACTACACGGACCTCGTGCCGCTCTCGAACTTCCCAGCGATCGCCGGAGTCGTCCGGAAGGCCGTCCGCACGCAGGTCTACTCGGCGCAGGAGATCGCCGACGCACTGACCCGCATGGCAGCAGATCGACGACCGGTCACCACCGACTCGATGCGGATCGAACTCGAGGGCCTACCTGAGCCGCGACGCAAGAAGTCCGGCAGCCAGATCTTCGCAGAACTCGTCAACGAGATTGGGGGCTGATGATGAACGAGGCCGACGTTGTGGAGGTGTTGGCGTCAGCGGCTGCGTTCGATGCTCGCCTGACGCCTCCGTCGAAGGAGGACGCGCGGCGCAGGGTTGCGGCCTGGTTCGCTGCGCTCGCTAAGGATATGCCGCCGCAGTTCGCGCTCGAGCGGATCGCTAAGCACTACTCGAGGTCACGCGAGGTCGTGATGCCCGCGGATCTCAACGATGCGTGGCGTCAGGCGAAGCACGAGGAGATCACGCGCCGGGAGTCGGAGTCGAGGGCTCTGGGCTATCGCGGTGTGCCGATGCCGCCCGAGGTTCGCGCCCAGGTCGACGCGCTGCTGAGGAAGTCCCGCGCATGACGCGCCAGTGGACGTCGCAGGAACTAAGCCTGCTGCGCGCGAACGCGCACCTGGGAGCCGAGACGGTCGCGTCGATGCTCGGCAGATCAGTGACCGCGGTGACGATGCAGGCGTCGAAGCATCGGGTCTCGCTGCGCCGATCCGGGGAGACTCGCGGCGTCGTCCTCGGACAGCCGAAGGGTGAACGGTGGGCTGACCAGATCCGCGCTGGTGTACCTCCGGAGCGGTTGGCGGCAATCCGCCGCGACGTGCTGAACGGCCAGGTCGATATGGCGACGCTCGAGGCTCGAGCACGAGAGGCCGTACACGGGAAGGCGAAACCGATCTGCCCGTCCTGCGGGCAACGGAACGTCGAGCGCGCGCAAACCGGGCTGTGTTCCCCGTGTCATTGGCGTGAGCTCGCGCGGGCGCATCGCGACGAGGCGGACCGGATCGAGGCGCGCCGCGAACTCGACGCGGCGAGGCAGGAGAAGTCTCGAACCTCGAGGGGTATCTGATGCCTGGACTTCCTCGAGCGTGCGTGGTCTGCGGTCGCCGCTGCGCTGACGGTCGCGCAAAGTGCGAGGACCACCAGGGGCAGCACTACGCGCACCAGGTCGCCTGTCGGGTCTGCGGGCTGCCGTCGCCGAAGTCGTACTGCGCGGCGCACGATCCGATCCTCGGTGAGCGGATCGAGGCGGAGCGGCTCGAGCGGCAGCCGTGGCGGCGCGGATATCGGGATCCGAACTATCACCGGGAACGGCAGGCGGTTCTGTCGAGGGCTGGTGGGCGTTGCGAGAAGTGCGGGAGGCCTGCGCCGTTGGAGATCGACCATGTGCTGCCGTTGTCGTCGGCGCGGTCTCCGGAGGATCTGGCGCTGCTGAATCGGCGGGAGAACTTGCGGGCGCTCTGTAAGCCGTGCCACCGGTTCAAGACGCTCCGGAGGAAGGCCCAGGGCCGGTGAATCGGACATTCCGCCCGGTTCGGTAACGATTCGATAACCGTGCAGGAAATCGGCAGGAAATCGTGCGGAAGTCGTGCGCTAGCCGCTAGGGTTGCTCCTGTAAGCAACACCGACCGAATGGAGAGCGATCATGGCACTAGCGATTCAAGTCTGCGAGGACTGCTACTACGTATGGGCTAATGGCAACCTGCCTGATGAGCGGACGGAAGGCGCCCGTCCGCCTTGGCAACTCTGGCAGGACGTTAGCCAGTACCGAACCTCTTGCGACTCCGGCGAGCCTCACTTCTCCCGCGCGTACTGCGACGCCTGCGGCTGCACTTGGGCCGGGTGGCGCTATCCGATGACGCTCGTTCGCACTAGGAACGCCGTCAACTCCCACTGACCAGGAGGGGGCAGCCCGGCCCCCTCCCCGAACCTCGGCGGGCGGCGCGTCTCCCTTCCCCTCGTGACCGCCCGCCGAGCATCCCCAACCGAACAAACCGAAAGGAATCCCCCACGTGAGTCTCACGTATACCGATCACGACCTGGACCCGCTGCTGATCCGGCTGGCCCTGAACTTCACGGACAGCGATCGCCTGCCGATCCTCATGGTCCGCATGGCCGGCGCGCACGAGCGCGGCGACTACGCCGAACGCCAGCAGATGATCCTCGAAACCTGCCACCTGCTCGGCATTACCCGCGAATACACCGCCTGCGTGCACAAGGTGGACGCATGACGCCGCGGGATCTCGCCGTCCGCCTCGCCGCTCTGACGGTGATCGCGGACCGGGTGACCGAGGAGCGCGAGGCGACGCGCGACGCGATCGTGACCGCCCTCGACGACCTCGGCGGCGACTCGGTTCGAGCCGAACTCCCGGACGGGACACGGATCGGGAAGGCGTCAATCGCCGCCCCGAAACCGTCCCCGCGCGTCATCGACGCCGAGGCGTTGACCGGCTGGGCCGCGGAGTCGCATCCGACCGAGGTGGTCTGGCGGCTCCGCGAATCGTTCCAGAAGGCGCTCCTCGACCGGCTCGTCCCTGGACCGGACGGCGCAGCCGTCGACCCGCTGACGGGGGAAGTGATCCCCGGCGTGCAGTTCACGGAGCGCTCGAGATATCCCTCCTTCAGATTCGAGTCCGACGGCAAGGCACTCATGGCCGACGCCCTCGCCTCCGGCCTCGTCGTCCTCGACCTACACCACCGACCAGCATTGGAGGCCTAAGCGATGCCCGGATTCAACCCGAGCGACTACCAGGACGTAGACACGCGCGTCCATACGTTCTACGGGCAGTACCCGCAGGGCCGCATCCTGACGGAACTCCTCGCCTATTCGGACCGGCAGTTCATCGTCAAGGCCTACGTGTACCGCAACGCCGACGACGAGGATCCTGCAGCGACCGGGCACGCCGAGGAGATCGTCGGCTCGACGCCGGTCAACAAGACCAGCGCGCTCGAGAACTGCGAGACGAGCGCGATCGGTCGCGCCCTAGCGAACCTGGGGCTGTCCCCGAAGGGCTCCCGCCCGTCGCTCGAGGAGATGGAGAAGGCCGAGCGGACCGCGAAAGACAACGCCGCCGCACTCGACCAGGCCAAGCGGTCGATCCGCTCCGCCGACTCCCTCGAGACCCTCGAGCAGGCCGGGCAGGCAGCGAAACGGCTCCGCATGAGCGACGCGGAACGCGCCGCCCTGCGCCGCATCTACCTCGACCGGAAGGCTGAACTCGAGCCGACCGAGCAGGAGGTCCCGGCATGACCTGGAACCGCGCCGTCCGCGTCATCAACGCCGCAGCGTTCCTCGTCGGCCTGCTAGCCGTCCTCGGGATCGCCGGATGGATCGAGGGCCTGTCATGAACGTCTGGCTCGTCGCCCTCCTGTGCCTCATGCTGGGCGGCTCCCTAGGGGTCGTCGTCGGCGGGATCCTCGCCGCCGCGTCTAAGGCGACACCGCGACCGACCGGGATCCCCGCGCACCGCCTCGACGCGATCGACGCGATCGTGGAGGTCCAGCACCTGATCGAGCAGCAACGGTTCGGCGCTGCGGCTCGCCGCCTCGGCATTAGCGACGCCGACGCAGACCGGATGACCCGCGACCAATTGACCGCCGCGTTCGAGGTCCGCACCCAGGCGCTGATCCGCAAGGCGGGCCTGTCGTGAGCGCGGCGAAGCGGAAAGGGACCGCGGCGGAGTCATCTGTCGTCGAGTTCCTGTCCCTGCAATGGCCGCACGTCGAGCGACGCGCCCTATCAGGTGCCCGCGACCGCGGGGACATCGCGGGGATCCCCGGCGTCGTGTTCGAGGTCAAGGCCGCGGCGCGGCTGGAGATCCCCGCCTGGCTACGGGAACTCGAGGCCGAGATCGAGAACGACAACGCCGAGACCGGCCTCCTCGTCGTCAAGCCTCGAGGAGTCGGCGCGAAACGTGTCGGCGAGTGGTGGGCGATCCAACGCCTTGACCGCGCCGTCCACCTACTGAGGGAGGCGGGATGGTGAACTGCGAGCACCCGCCGATCCCAGGGACGGACGCCTGCGCGATCTGCCCACCACCGGTCGACTGGCGTGAGAACGCTCTCTGCCGCCAGTCGGATCCCGAGGCCTGGTGGCCGATGATGCTGAACAACGTCCTGCCGAAGGAATCCGTCCAGGCCCTCGGTATCTGCCGCACCTGCCCGGTCCGTCCCTACTGCGTCGAGGACGGCTGGGAGGAGCGGGAAGGGATCTGGGGCGGTTACACGGCGAGCCAGAGGGACCGGCTCCGTGGTCAGTATCCGACCGCGGGACGACCGCAGATGCGCGCCCTGGGCGCGAATCCGCAACACGAGAAGAAGCCGAAGCAGCCGAGGCGCGTCCTACCTGTACGCACGAAGCCGCTCCCGGAGGAGCACGTCACCCGCTGCGAGATCTGCGGCGCGTGGATGATCGGAACCTGCACGACCCAACACGACAAGGAGGCACAACTCAATGGCACTTCCCTACGTTCAAGCAACCGGGAACCTCACGCGGGACCCGGAGCTGTCATTCACCTCGAGCGGCGCGGCACGTCTGCGGATAACGCTCGCCTGCAATAACCGCATCCTCGACCGGTCGACGAATACGTGGAGCGACGGGGAGCCGACGTTCCTCGACGTGACCGTCTGGCGCGAGATGGCAGAGAACGTCGCCGAGTCCGTACAGAAGGGCGACCCGGTGACCGTCGTCGGGCGACTCAAGCAACGCAAATGGGAGCAGGACGGACAGACCCGGACCGCGTTCGAGGTCGACGCCGACTCGGTGGCCGTCGACCTGCGCCGCCGCAAGGTATCCCTGCACCGGATCGAGCGGTCGAGTCCCTCACCGACGGACGACCAGTGGGCCAGCGATGATATTCCCCCGTTCTGACAGGTGGGCGCGTTCACGTGCTTCCTGTGCAAGCAGCGGTGGACGGCGACGGATCCGCGGGCCGCGTGGGACCGGCATTGGACACTGGAGCATGCGCCGGACTACGCCCCTGCGCCGTTCCGGCCCCCTGCGCCCCCGGTCCGCCAAGCGCGACCGCCTGTACCGAGAGCAGCGCCGCCCCCTCGTCGCGGCCCTCCTCCTCGACCGGCCCGTCTGTCAGCGATGCCAGGCGGCCAGGTCGACGGAGGTCCATGAGGTGAAGTCTCGGGCGCGCGGCGGGTCGATCACGGACCCGGAGAACTGCGTCGCCCTCTGCCACGACTGCCACGCCTGGGTGACCACGAATCCTCGAGCAGCCCTCGAGTCTGGCTGGCTCCAATCGTCCTGGGAGGCGCCTATGCCCAACACCTGACCCTGTTCCTCTGGCATTGGAGACTGATGATCTTTGACGCTCTCGTATCCCTGGCGATCCACGCGGACGCCGTAGCACCACCGCAACCGAAACCGATCGTGCAGCAGGCCCCCGAGTGGACCTGCGACGACGTACAAGCCAAACGCCTCTACAAGGCTGGGTTCCGCGGCAAGAATCACCGCGAGGCCTGGGCGATCATGATGCGCGAATCCGGAGGCCGCCCTGACGCGATCTCGGCGACCGGCGATTACGGCGTATTTCAGTTCAATCGCGCTGCATACTCGCGGCAGGACTGGTGGGACACCGACCAGCTCCTGACCTGGCAATACAACATGGCCGTCGCCTACGACATAAGCGACGGGGGCCGCACCTGGTATCCGTGGGACATCGACGGTCGCGGCGATCACCTAGCCCGTTACACGTCTGAAAGCGTGTACGAGAAGTTCCGGGAGTGGTACGAGAAGTACCCGTGTGAGGAGGTGCCGCGAAAGTGGCAATAAGAAGTTACAAGTACACGGTAGGAACATCGCCGACCCTGATGGGCGTGTACGACTCCGACCTCAATCAGGGCGTCACGCTGTGGCTGTACGCGGACTCGGGCGGTCACAACGTGTGGCTCGGCGACTCCCAAGTGTCGGCCTCAACGGGATACATACTGCAGAAAGGCGTCGCAATCGGGCCTATCCCCATCGGTATTCGCGAGCAGTTGTACGCCGTCAGTGACCAAGTAGCAGGCGTAGATATCCGGATCCTGGCAACCGACGCGTGATCCGGCACGTCTACCACGTCTACGCGGACGGCCCCGACTGCAGCCAGGCGATGCTCGAGCACTGCGACGCGCTCCACGACTCCGGACTCCTCGACGCCCTAGCGGGCCGCGTCTATGTCGGCGTCGTCGGCTCCCCGGACAACCGAGCCGAGGCCCTCGAGTATCTGCACTCCCGAGGGATCCGCGTCGACCTAGTAGCGACCGCGGACGAGGGCTGGGAGCAGGTCACCCTCGACTGGCTCCGCAACGAGGCCCTCCGCTACCCGACGCTGGACTGCCCGACCCTGTACGCGCACACGAAAGGCGCAGCGAACGTCTCGGAGATCAACACGTCGTGGCGCCGGTCGATGACCTACTGGAACGTGATCCGCTGGCGCGACACCGTACGGCACCTCGAGGAAGCCGACGCCGTTGGCTGCCATTGGATCTCGGACGGCAGATTCTTCGGCGGCAACTACTGGTGGGCGCGCAACGAATACCTCGCGACCCTGCCGCCCCTCGACTACTCCTCCCGATACATGGCCGAAGTCTGGATCGGATCCGAGCATCAACGCCCCTACGACGTCGTGCCAGGTTGGCCGGCATTCGACCGATTCACGACGACCTGGTGAAGGGACTCCCCCCATGCGACTAGCTCAGGAATGCCCGGCCTGCGGGAACGCCGCGTTCCGCATCCTTGACCGCGGCAGCCTCGCCCCATTCGTCTCATACCGGACGGGGATCGACGCCGCCCTCGGCGTGTCCTGCGAGTGTGACCGGTGCGGGCTGCGGTTCTGCCGGGTCCGATTCGAGGACGACGAGATCGCCCGCATGTACGCCGACTACCGCGGCGAGACGTACAACGCGGAGCGGGACAGGTTCGAGCCTGGCTACTCGACAACGTTCGGGCACCTGAACGATCCGCGGGACTCGATCCCGATGATCGAGGAATGGCTCCCGATCACGCCGAGCCGCGTCCTCGACATCGGCGGGAACGATGGACGGAACACTCCACACGGCGACCGCGCCGTCATCTGGGACGTCTCCGACACGGAACCGGACGGCCTGTTCGACCTCGTGGTCATGGCGCACGTCCTCGAGCACGCCCCCTACCCGCGCGACATGGCCGCGACTGCGCGCCGATACCTCGCCCCAGGTGGCGTCATCTTCGTCGAGGTTCCCGTGGATCCGCCCGTCGACGGCTGGCACGAGCACATCCAGCAGTTCTCCAAGCAAGCCCTGTACGCCGTGTTCCCGCAGGCCTTCGACTACCGGGAAGTGACGACGAGCGTCGGCCCCGTTCGGATGCTCCTCTCATGGTGAGGCCGTACCAGATCTGGATCGGCGGCTGGTACCACATGAGCGGCGGGATCCGCGCCCTGCACGTCCTCCGCGACGAGCTCAGATCCCGCGGCGTCGATGCGTGGATGACATACGAGCGGAAACACCAGGACGCGATCACCGTCTATCCGGAGATCGTCGGCGGGAACCCGCTCGACTCCCGCTACCCGATCAAGTGGCTCCTCAACCGAGCCGACCACCCGGAGCCGTCCTGGGCGTGGGAGACCGGCATGGGCGAGCATCCCCTCCTCACCGTCGACATCCTCGAGCCCGACCTATGGACGCCATACGACGGGCCGCGCAGCGGCGTCGCCTACTGGGTAGGGAAGGGAACCCTCGACCAATCGACCCTCCCCCCCGGTGCTGAGGAGATCTCCCGCTCGAACTACCCGACCCGGCCCCTACTCGCGCAACGGCTACGCACCCTCGACTACCTGATCTCATTCGACGCCTTCACCTGCATGAACCTCGAGGCCGTCTGCGTCGGTACTCCCGTCCTGCTCTACCCAACGGATCCCCGCTGGTCCCGCCCCCAGGTCGAGGCCCACGGCTGGACACCGCACGGGATCGCGTGGACGCCCGAGGAACTCCCAACCGCACGCGCCACAGCC